TCAGAACTATGCCTGCGCCATCTGTAATTTGAAATCATCGCGTAAGCAGCACAGACGTTTAGTACCAGACCATTGTCACAATACATCCTCAATACGGGGACTACTCTGCTCTAACTGCAACACAGCTGTCGGGCTGGCACACGATAATCCAACCACTCTACTAAATCTCGCAAAATATTTACAATCTCCTCCAGCAGCCTCATTGACCAGCTTGTAGACTAGTTAATTGATAGTCCAACCGTGGGCACGTAGCGATGCCTCCCCAGAGTGGACGGAATAAGCTAAGTTATAGGAGATAAAGGACATGGCCAACGGATTCGGTGTGTGGAAGAACGGTTATATCGGTGTTAACGGCGTTAATCTGAGCGATCATTCAAGAGATATTTCTCTTGATACGGCTGTAGCAGAACTTGCCAATGATACGCATGGCGATACCGCTGAAAAGAAAATTAGCGGTCTAGAGAACTGGACTATTCAGGTTACATTCCTGCAGGATTTCGCAGCAGGTAAGGTGGATGCTACATTGTCACCATTGTACGGTTGCGGTTCGGGATCTTTCCAGATCGAGGTAGGTGCAGATTCCGTTAACGCAGTATCGGCAACAAATCCTCGTTACAGCGGTCAAGCAATCATCACGAACTACAAAGTACTGTCTGGTGCTCATGGTTCGAACTTGGAAGCAACGGCTACATTTAGACCGGCTTCTAACTTGACACGTAGAACGTCTTAAGTTTGCTTGGTGCGTGAGACTTGCTAAGGCAAGGAATCAAACGTAGGTTTTTTGGAGAGGGGTTTTTCCTTAAATAAAACTCTAATACAACTCACCCGGAGGAGCTTCACGGCTCAGGGTCTCTTGGAGCATAAATGTCTGCTATTGTTTTTAAAGATAAAGTCCCGCATTGGAATGTCACCGAAGTCACAGCCTACCCATTAGAGATAAACCAGAACGGTAAATCTACCCGCGTTAATGTTTTTCTAGCGCCTTATACACCTGCTGCGTTGAAGGAAGTTCTGCAGAAAAATACTGCAGGATACAAGCGCGAGAAACGCGATGTTGAAATCGTGCAGGAAGATAAGAGTATCTATGCATCCCTTTGCGATGATTATTTCGTCAAGATCGGTAATGCAACTGGAACTCCAGAACAGCAAAAAGCTTGGTTAGATAAGCGCCCGGAGATTAAACCTAGTATCGTGGAATGCTCATTCGGAGGTCTAAGGATTGATCGTCAGGAGGATTCTGATGAGTCTCCAGTGCTTGATATTGGCGCTGATTTATCCGGTGCAGTGAAAGTCTATCAAGAGCTATTCGACGAAGCTGCAAATAAGACTGTCAAGGTTAACATGGCACATAATTATGCCCATCCGACTGAAGCTCAGTACAGAGACTATCGCAGTTCTCGCAGGAATCGTTTTATACGCAAGACAAGTGTCTGGACGATCACAGAGTCGCATGGAACACTGGATAAGCTCTATGATGCTGTTGTGACGTCTGTAGACGGCGTTCTGGTGCACGGCAACCCATGCGATCAGCAGTCTAAATCATCATGGGTACAACATATCCCTCTTTGGCACAAGCTTTGGATTGTGGATCAGATATTTGGCGAGATAGTTGAAAAAAACGGATAGTCGCGGAGGGAGCTACTGAGGCTCTCCGCGCTTGGGATAATGCGAATCGTTTAGAGAGCTGCCCGCGTGAGGAATCTTATCCAGAGTTGTATGCTGAATTAGGTAATAAAGAAGCTCAGGATGAGATTCGCAGCAGGCGTCCTAATGAATCTCACTGCAGGTGGTTATTGCGAGATCCTAGCGCCTGCGAATCACTTCCGGCTGGTGTGGATGGGATTAAGGCTGGATCAGTGTGTCCGCATAATGTCTATTTCCATCATGCGGATGCTTTTCAGTCTAGAGATGCTGCCGCAGATACATTGGATCGCATATTCAGACTTATAACTGCCGCAGATCTTGGGCTCAAGATGGACTTAGATATTCTTACAACTAGCGAACTAATAGCGGCTAAAAATGAGCTGAATAAACAGGAGGCTGACCGCATGAGAGAATCTCGTGGTAAGTCTAGTGACAATGTAGATGCAGGTTTGCACGGAGGTAGATAATTGGCTAGCGGTAATGTCCAATTTGTAATCACAGTAGACGGAAACCAAGCGATTACAGGTATACAAGCTGTGAATAGCCAGATGGCAACTCTAGGCCCGACTACAAAAAGTCAGGTCGATCAATCGGAGACTGCCTTTGGACGTTTGGAAGCTATTCTCGGCAAGATGAAATCTGCTGTTACTGGCTTTGTTGCCGCTTGGGTATTCCGTGAAGTGATTACCGGCATGAGCGATATTATCAAAGCTGGTATTGACTTCGAATCTTCATTCGCGCGTGTGACTCTTACTGTGCATGGGACAGCTGACGAGCTTGGATATCTTTCAGATCAAATGCGTGAGCTGTCTAAAGTGATGCCAACGAATGTTAATGATCTCAATGCTATTGCAGAGCAGGCAGGTCGTCTCGGTGCTACAACCGGTCAAGTTCAGGATTTCGTATCTACAATCGCGAAGATGGGTACAGTTACTGGTACTTCGACAGAAGAGCTAGCATTGGGATTCGGTAAACTGGCCACTGCGTTAGGCATACCTTTGTCAGGTGTTAAAGGATTAGCATCCGTGATGACTGATCTAAGCACTAAGTCGGCGGCTACAGTTGAGCAGATTCTTGGATTCTCTACTAAGCTGGCTGGGATTGGCAAAGAAGTTGGATTAACAACGCCGCAAGTGGCCGCAATGGCTGCAACTCTATCTTCGGTTGGATTGCAGTCCGAGAGATCCGGAACGGCTATCACAAAACTGTTTCTGGATATGCAGCGCTCTGTAGATACTGGTGGAGCTAAATTCCAAAATTTTGCGACGGCTGCTGGCATGTCTACAGCGCAGTTTGCAAAGACATTGAAAGAAGATGCTGGATCTGCATTTGTGGCTTTATTGACAGGATTGTCTAATGCTCACGACTCCGGACAGAATATGGTAACTGTCCTAGATGCTCTAGGGGAGAAGAATATCCGTCTTGAAGATGTGATTATCAAGACTGCGGGTGCTCTAGATAAGTATAAGGCTAATGTTAAGACCGCTACTGAAGAGAGTGCTACTGCTGGCGGGGCTCTTGAAAAGCTTTACAAAACAATGGCGGATACTCCTGAAGCTCAGCTCGCGCAAGTGAAGAATCGTATCAACGATATTTTCATCTCCTTGTCTAAGGATCTTTTGCCGACTTTGGTATCTGCGGCTAAATCTTTTGCGGACATGGCCGAGAGTGTTCACAACAATCATGACACGATAATGGAATTAGTCCGTGCTCTTACCGCTCTCGGCAGCGCAATAGCTACGATAAAACTTATTGAATGGCTTGCTGGGGTAGCAGCCGGATTTAACCCAGTGAAATTAGCGCTTGTTGCTACAGCAGCCGCTTTTGTCGATTTTTCTGTAAAGCTTAGTCAATACAAAGAAGATGCTGCGGCTATTACACAAGCGATAGGCGACATTACGATGGCCAATGTCCGTCAATATGACAATTTGATGAAGCTCGCTGAGATGTACAACAAAGCAGGTATTAGCATCAATACAAACTTACAATCCATTGAGTCATTAAAAGCGCAGCTCGATGCTCTGGCTCCTGTATGGCAACATCATCTTGAGATGGAGAAAGAACTTGCTGAGCAGGCTGCATTAGATACCGCAGCTAATACAAAGAAGTCTGCGGCATTGAGTCTGGTAACGGCAGCCACTGTAAAGGCTACCAAAGCTATTCAGGATTATATGGATGCCGTGACGATGAGTACAGCCAAGGATAAAGAGAAGGATCAAGCTATCCAGAATCTAATCGCGAAAGGTACTTCACTGACCGCAATTTGGGAGATCTATGGCAATTATATAACTAAGGAGATAGAAGAAGATGGTCGTCTAGGTAAGCAGCTCGATATTGTTAATTCCATTTTCCAAGATCGTATAGAGAAGTTGCGTGCTGAGAAGCAGGCTGTAGAAGAGACTAAAGGTGCTTTGCATGAGATGCTTGTTGAGAAGCAGAATGAACTTGCATTGCAGTTGAAGATAAATGCCGCGATGGTTCCGACAACGCAAACGGCTATTTCTACTCAAGAGCTTATTGCAAATGCATCCGGGCAGGCGCGCTTAAATACAGCAATGGCGAATCCGACATTCGGTACAAACGGCCTAAATGAGATTCAAGGTATAGGCCAACCGCCAACCCCGAATACAATGCTCACACCAGCTCAGATTCTGAAAATGACTGAAGACTTCAACAAAGCTGCGAAGAAGATGAAGCAATCTCTTGAAGATGAGTTGAACTCTGCGTTCGATAAAGTATTTGTAAAGTTTCTTGAGACTGGAAAGCTTAGTGCTCAGGATCTATCTAGATTCACGATTGATGTATTTAAGCCACTTCTCAACGGTCTTTTCAAGCCTATTGAAACAAGCCTGTCCGCTTTAATCAGCGGGCCTATGAAAGATATTGGAGATTCGCTCTCGCATCATGTAAAAGACTTCGGTGATACCATATCCAAAGCTCTGACTGGTCAAGGAGGAGGAAAGCTTGCGTCTCTCGTGTCTGGAGTTGCATCCGCTGGTATCGGCGCTGCAGTGTCTCTCGGTATATCTCTCATCAGCAAGATGATTGTCAATGGGAGTACTGCAAACAATAATTTAGTGCAGCAGATTCAGAATCCATTCGCTAAGGCTGTAGAAGATCTTATGGGATCTTTCGACCAGATGAAGCAGGCTGGTACTCTTACTTTACAGCAAGCGACTGATACTAGAACTCAATTGACGGCTCTATACGCTCAGTTCCAAGCAGATACAGCAAAATATGCGCAAGGCAGTGCCACAGACGCCAAGGCTGTTGCAGGCGCTCTCGCTACGATTACATCTGTATGGGGCTCAGGTTTGTCAACTCTGTTCAATAAGATCGACGGCAGTATTACAGATCTCGGTGGAACTATCAATATGACTACCGAGCAGATCAACGAGCTGGTTGCCGCACAACAAAAGATTGACGACTTCAATAAGAGTGTCGATAGTACAGCTGCTTCTGTAACTTCAGAGGCAGATAATGTCGATGTTATGGAAGCTGCTCTTGAGAAATTACAGGCGGAAGGTATACCTGCGACTTTAGTTATTGCAACTCTAGGCAATGGTATAACAGATATAGCAGCTCAAATGACTGCTCT